ATTCCATGGAATCCCTAGATATCTTTAGTGTCATAAATTCATCTGACAAAATGTAATTCCATGGAATCCCTAGATATCTTTAGTGTCATAAATTCATCTGACAAAATGTAATTCCATGGAATCCCTAGATATCTTTAGTGTCATAAATTCATCTGACATAAATATCTCATCTCAGACGATTAAAATAAACTTTTCAATCCATTCATGTCTTTTGTATTATCTACCATACTTTTTCAATCAAAGAACAAGTGCGATGGCGATACTCCAGGAGCCGTTGAGCGACGAGAGACCTTGGGTGTGTAAAACACTGACTGATCGTTCACGTCATTATAATACTTTGGCAAGTCACGCTGACGCGTTACGTCAACATTCTCGAGAAGATCAATACCAAACTCTACAAGCTCGCAAAGATGATCACGATAATAGAGATCATTGATCTTCTCCTTGCTAAGAATGATAGTTGGCATACCTGGAATATTTACCTGGATATTAGAACAACCCTCCTCATCAATCTTCTGATTCTTAAAGATCATATAAACGTAATTCATAAGCTTCTTGTGGTAAAGACCAGTAAGTGAATAGGTATAGGGTGAACCCTTATTCGGATCCGTGTAGGTAACATTAAACTCATTCGATGAAAAGTCCTTCTTGATTAGAACAGTCTCATCGTTTGCGGAAGAGCCAATCGTCTTGATAAAACGGATCTCAATCGAACAGGAAGACATCTTGCTTGTATACTAAGTACACAAGCAAAACGCATTCAATTTTACAATTTTGTATTAATTTTTTGATAAGAGTATACTATTATCTTTAATCTGCTGTGTTTCTTTTGTAATTTGTATGCGTGATTCAGATAGAGTATTTATTGAACTTAAATTAAACTGTACTCCTGGTTTTCTATATAAAGAATTTTCTGGACGATTTCTTGATATAAGAGGCATTCTTACACGAATATCTGCCTTAAATTTAGGTGGAGTTGTAATAGCAGAGAGCGAGGGTAGAAGAGAGGATTGGCGAGTAAGTCTAGATATATCGTTTGCAATCGACTTTGCTGCATTTGTAGAGTAATTCGTCTGAAACTCTATAATATCTGGTGTTACTAGTGTTGTTGCCTTTGTATTTAAAAGGAGGGCTATATTTTCAGCAGTGTTATATTGTGTCTGTGCTTCATCTGTAATAGAATTTACTGACCAAAGTAAAGTCTGTGTTGAAATTGGATTTGTTGATATGGTGGTCGAGGCAGTCTGTTTTGCAGAAACAATAAGATTATAAATTGTAGTTATATCTTTTGCATAAGCCAGCGACGAGCTTTCAAGATCAGTTGCCCTTTTTAATTCACCTATTACTCTATTATAAGTCTTTGTATTAATTGAATTTGCAAGAAATCTAGATGAATTTTTTAAAACTGGATCTACAAGTATATGTATATTAAGAAGAGACTTTAAGGCATTCGTAAATATTTGTTGAACACTGCTATCGATGGCAACTAAGTTATTGTATGTTCTTTTAATAGATTCTAAAGTATTTGATATATATCTAAAATTGCTTGCCGATGTATCAGAAGCAAGAGAGACTGGAGTCATAATGCTTGCTATATCTATATTCATTTGTATAGGATTTAATTTGGCAGTGTTAGCATAATTATAAGCAGTTGTATCATTAATTCTAGCAGTAGTATCTAAACCATTTGAAATATTTACAGTTTCTTGAATTAAATTTGTAATAGCTGTATCACCTGTCATATTTACTATAGCAGAAAGAAATGCATGAATTATATTTATAGAGTTATTAGCGGCAGTTAATGAATTTTTTACAGGAACTGTAGGTAAATAGATAGTATAGGATGGTGTATTACTTGAATTTAAAATATCATTGGATAAAATATTATTCTTAGTATTTAAAAGTATAAGGATCGAGTGACTAAATGATTTTAGTATATATTTTATAAGTGTATTTAAGGATGCTGTAAGTATTGCCTTTTGAGAGATCGTATTTACAAATAGCTGTGTTTGATTTAATAATGTAGTTGTAGTAACTAATTGTGTAGTTGTATCTACTGCTTCTCTTTGAAGTATTACATTAGCAGAAGCATCTATAGTAGAAATTTTTTGTGTATTTTGTTCTAAACCAAGTGTATCATTCGGACTTACAAAGGGTGGAATTGTTCCACGTATAATAAGTTCTTCTGTATTAATTATATCTTGAGCGTATATTACAGATGCGTTGTTTGTTAGATATGCTGAAAATGATATATTTTTACAAAGATCCAATATTGTTTTTGCTTCAAGGGCTCTTGCGCTTGCTAAATTTGATAATGATACATTGTATTCATTTACTTGATTCGCATCTGATACGTAAGAAGTATTCATCTATAATAGTCGGAGATCTTTAATACGCAAACATCATTCCTGCTCTACCACCATAAATTCTTAAAATATTATACGTTTCAACATATATATAGACAATGTAACGATCCGCAAAGTCGTCTGTAATAAACCCAGTCTTGCCATGAAATCCAAGTGTTAACTGAACACGTAATATCTTATCTAGATTTGCCTGTCCTAGAGGCATTGAAAATGGTGTAGTCCCACTCTGAATACCAAGAGGTATATTATAAAAATATCGATTAACCCAGGGTGCCTTACGTTGTTCTATAGAAGGAAGAAGAGATCGAAAAAGTGCCACATTCTCTGTGCTATAACGATTCAGAGTTTCAGCATAATCTAGAGCAAGCCAGCGTATAGGTTCTGAATATCTTGTTGAAAATCCAGGTCTTAGATTTTTATAAAGACGCTCATCTAATCCAGTAGCATCAGGCCACCATGGCGCAAAGGGTGTCTGATTATTACTTAGATCACGTGTTCCTAAAAATGGAGCATTATATCCTTGAGCCTCGTATTTTTGACAGTAAAAAAATATGTCACGTGTAGGATTCGGTATTACTAGAGGGATACGAGCAAATATGGTATTCTGATTATCTACTGGATCTACCATATAATGCTGGACGATTGGAACCTGAATATCTGCTATACGAAATCTATTTGCCTCTGGTTTATCAAGATATATATATTCTACTAATAAGTAAGCATCTTTTAGAGAAAAGTTAGTAGGCATATTTATATCTGGATATTGACTTACTTTAACTCCTGGAGATCTATCTGGTTCTAAGCCATTCACTATAGATCCATCTTGATCTGAATAATAAAAGCTAGATCCTATTAAAGGCCATAAGGATCCAGCTGGTGTATTCGTCTGAACTATATGTCCCGTTGAATCCACTTGACGTGATTGTGTATAATAACAGTTTGTAATGGGATTAAATTGAATTGTAATACGAACCTCATCTATATTTAGGGCATCAATTGGTAAAAAACATCCAGGATCTCCACGACTAAACCAAAAGGGTAGATGAACCGCAACTTGTGTAGACGTTGAATCCGTTCCAAAGGATGTATCTGTAAAACCATTGTCTAATCTACAGAGCTGACGACTCGATTCTACTGTCTTTTCTAGAGGTGTCTGAAATTCATCTAGAATTTCCATAAGCTGACCTGGAATTGTGTCTGATAAGACACCTCCAATATGAATCTGAGCCTGATTTACTAAGGAATGTCCAAGACTATTTGTCCATCCAAAGTGCGGTCCAATAAAGTTTACTGGAGATCCATTTACCATTGCCGTCTGAGCGTTTAACTGCGCCGTCTGAATATCTGGCATCTGAACAATTAAAAAAACTCTTGAGATAAGTTCTCCTTGAGTAGGCAGTCGTGCGATAGACGTTTTTCCAAAGTCTGAGGTAGTATCAAAGTCTATTCTAGCCCAATTTGTTCCATACCGCCCTGCCTTGATTAGGACAGAAAGTATAGCATCAATACTTGGTTGCGGCGGCTGTAATCGTTCATCCTGAATCCCTGTAGATATAATTTTTAGAAGACTTGCCACCATTCTATCTTAATAGTATGCTTTGTTTATATGGATTCTAAGCGCTAGTCGGAATCCTTGCCAGATCCAAGGTCCTGTAGTTTCTTTGCTAGCGCATATGGAACTGCTTTCTTGACAGTCATTCCAACAACACAGAGCATAATATAGCCTGACGAGGGATCAGGAGGTCGGCTAGAGAATTCAGTATATCCACCCTCCTGAGAGAACACTTCAAGACGAAACTGATTCGTCCTGAAATGTCCAGTAACTTCCTTTCCATTATCAGTATACTTTGATGTTTCAAAGTATGTTAATGTGCTCTTGACATCTAGATCAATCTTAAACTCATGAGAATTAATAATTTTAATAAATATATGATTCAGAACAATAAACCATTTACTATCCTTAGATTCTATAATATCACCAGCATACTCCTGGATAGACATGATTGATACATAGGATCAAGGTGTCATTTGGTTCAATTTTTTCAATAAAAAAATTGAGTTTTATAAATGTTTATGTTTCATCATAAACAATGTCATTTCTCTCTGAGAGTGCAGTTCAGCTCGAGGCCCGTCGTCGTGTAGATGAGGAGCGTTCGGTGGCGCGCGCGGCAGCACTTGAGGCTCAGAAGAAGAGTGAGGCTGAAAAACTTAGACTTATTGAGGCGCAGCGTGAGGATCGCATTCGTCGTGAGGCCGAGCAGATTCAGGCACGTCTTCGGGCTGAGGAGGCGGAGCGTGAGGCTCGTCGTGTTGCTGAGCAGGAGGCCTTTGAGCAGGCGGTTGCTGAGCAGGTAGAAGCTCTCAAGAAACGCCCTCTGGAGGAGCGTATTCTCGCTGAGGTGGAGGAGCTGCGTCACCTTGTCGGCTCACTTTCGGGTGATCTTTCATCCACAATTCGCACACCACCGTCGTCCTATGGCCTGGATAGCCTTCAGAGAAAGATTGAGTCTCTCTCTACGTCTCCGTGGAACACTGAGATTGAGAAGCTGAAGGCGCAGGTGAAGTCGCAGCTTGGGAAGCTTTCAGATCAGATTTCGTCTGAGATTTCGGCTCATACTTCTCAGCTCGCAGAGATCAGAAGTCTTGCGACAAAGCCTGCTCGCTCTCTGACAGTATTTGCTTCAGTTACGACACTTGGTAATGTGAACATCTCTAATGGTAACAGTATTACTTCGGGTGTAACTCAATCTCCTAGTGGTGGTCGGGCACTCCTTGTGACATATCACCTAATCCCTCAGTCTTCTACTTCTGCGAGCGGTGCAGCGAATTTCCTTGAGATTCAGGAGAATCAGTCAGGTACAATCGCAGTTCCTGCTGGTCAGAAGGTATATATTACATCGGCGCAGTGGAAGCCACACAATAACATCCGTGTTGGCCAGACTCTTATGGATGTGACGGCTCATCTGAAGTCAACGGGGATTGAGAACCAGTAAGATTAAATTCTTCATCCATACCTCTGAAGTGTTCAATACCAGGCATTTTACTTAGAAATGTAAAGTTAGTTTATTTACCAACATAATGTCTGAAACACATCTTAACTACTCGTATTTCAAGACGAGTATCTTTATAGTATATTTTTTCTTCATTCCCTTGAGATTCAATATCAATTAGATCCAAGTTTGTTAATATGTTAAGAATTATAGGCATTGACACTTCATTTGGATTTTCTAGATACATTCCACTTTCTTTATCAGGACCAGCTCCAGCCCATATTTTTATATTATTAATACATCTTGATGGTTGATTTCTTCCACAATGGCTACGTATAGATCTTATTATCTTCTCTATTTTCTCAGGGGGTTCATCTCCACTTATATGGATTAAAAAATGCATAATACCTCTATCACTATTAATATCCATCATTAATGCTGAACAGGTTACTAATGAGTGTGTATACAGTGGAAATTTTACTGGCTCAATAGCAAAGTCTCCTTGCCATACAAAATGACTTTTAACATTATTATTTGGATGTTTTGGCAATGAATTTTCAATGGGCCGTTGATTTCTTGGCATATTTGCTTCAGATGTTTTATGTGGAATACAGGCACATATAGCACAAGCTTTGTTACATGGCTCCCCCATTGAATTTACATGCTCTTTTTTTATTATTTCAACGGTTTTAGGGTGATTAAATTCAACTAGAATATGGTCATCATTGATATTTGTCTTAACTTTACCAGTCTTTCCAGTCCTTGGGTGTTCTATATATATAAATCTGGATCCTTTAGAGGCATTATACATACCACCTTTCATTTTTCTAGTCTTTTTATTTATTCGGCGGCGGCGAGAGTACATCTACCTTAGTCAATAAAAACCTTATTACAGATGCCATTTCCAAAACGAACCCACTGAAAGGCATATACAAAGACATGAACCTCCCACTCGGTGTCTGAAGTCCCTCCAGGTGGTTTTACATTCAAGGTCAGACGCAATGAGTTCAGACGACTCGCATTAATCGTCCCAGTTGGATCATGGTCTCCTGGATGTCTCGCAAAGGAATATCCATAAATAAAGGCATCATAAGAGCTCTTACCGCTTCTATGAGCTCTCGCAATATGAGACCGAAACCAGGCTTCATCCTGACTTATTATATCTTGACCATTAGCCTGTAGCTTCGCAGACACTAAAAGTGGCTGTAGAGGAGCAAAGATAGGATCGTAATCTTTTTCAAGTGTGGCACTATAATTTACCCAGTCATTATTTTGAGTAATCGCAGCCTTACGTCTTAAGATCCAAATAATTTCTTCTACAGGTTGATTTGCTTCTAAGGGAAGCTGTATTGTAATGAGGTCATTTCCAGTCTTATTTACAATATATTTCATAGGCTCTGTAAAATCAAACTGCTGGATCTCACGAAAGGGTCTCTCAAAGGGTTCACGCAATAACATCTCACGATAAGGACCGTCTACGAAGATCCCCTGTGTCAAAAGCTGAATATTTTTTAGTCTAGGCTCTGTATCTTGTGATTTAATGGTAGACGAACGATTTACTGCGATACGAGTATCAAGAATAGAAAATGTTTTTCCAAGAGGTGTATCTGTAGATGAGGCTCTAGATCCAGACACACTACGAATAATCTGGTCAAATCTTTTTAGAGTAAGACGAATTCTCATAGTGCCCTCACGACAGGCAATAAGAGGAAAGGTTGATGTGATTCGATCTCTCAGCATAGAAAAGACTAGTGGAACTGTAATCCATCCATCTTCAACTGGATAGGCATGAACTCCATCCCATTGTTTAACATCATTTATACTCTTTAATCCAAGACTATCTGCCACACCAAACTTAGTATTAAGATCTGGAAATAAGACTGAGGTTACATAAATAGAATCTCCAGTAATCCTTTCTAAAACTTGATCATCCACCTCAAGAGTAGCTTCCTCAAGAATAGATGTTCCAATTGAATTAGAATATGTCCAAAACTGATTTATATCAACAGGTAATAAAATGCCTCTCTTTAAATTTTCTCTAGTAATTGCCGTATACCAGTCGCCAAGCTGTATCTGAATAAATAGGCCATTAATCAAATCACCACAATTCATATCTCCTAACTCAAATGTAAAGGTCTGTCCAAGAGTTGCGGGACCACGAAAGGTAAACTCTCTCATCACAGTGGCAAAGGGTATTGTCCGTAGCCCTTCATCTCGTGTGAATCGTGTTATATTTGTATTTAATGGGAATAAAAAATTATCTTGAACATCTCTTGATACTAAATCTAAAAGCGTTGTTGATCCACCCCTTGGCTGTTTTGTT